AGAGTTATTCGGCAAGCAAGGCATCCAGCTTCTTAAGATCATGAAGGAGATGGATGGCAGCTATGCCAACCTGATCAACAAGGCCGACGAGTTTGGAGTAAAGCTGTCTCGAGAAGATGTTGCCGCGGCGGATGAGTTTGGTAAGCGGCTGGATATTTTGAGCATCAAGGTTAAGGGGCTGGCTTACGATATCGGGACAGGCCTCATCAATTCGCTTGATATGCTCGGCGATGCCTTTGTGGAAGCTTTTGATCCAGAAGCCGCGGAGCGAATGCAGGCCAAGATCGAGGCTGACGCAATTGCACGTCTTGAAGCTGTCGATCGAGGCACTGGCGCAGCGGTTGATCTGGGTGCACGAGTAGCAGAGGAGCGGCGTAAAGCACGAGAGAAAGCAACAGCAACCACGAGCCGCACGTCACCACAGCAGCTGGTCAACTTGCCTTCTGGCGATGCCGTCGCGCGAATCTATGACCAGTATTTGGCCAACATCAGAGCGCAGGAGCAGCGCGTCGAGGCCGAGCGTGAACAGTTGCGGATCGCGGCACTGGCTGACGAAGAGTCGCGCATCATCGACGCCCAGCGACGGATCGAAGAGAACATCCTTCGAGTACGCTTGCAGATCGCCCAGGGCACAGAGGGTGCGTTGGCTGAGCGCCTGTTAAATATCAAGCTGGGCAACCTCGAGATGGAAGCCACGGCCACTAATCGCAAGTTGCTTGATCTACAGTCTCAGCGTGTAGCGCAAGAAGAAGCTTATGAGATGGATCGAGTGGCACGCGTGCAGGCCGCTGAGGAGCGCATCCGGGCCGAGGCGCAAAAGACGTTTGAGGAGCAGCGGCAAGCATTACTATCATTGCGCGACCTTATCGAAGAGAGTCGACGACAGCGAATGGAGGCACTCGCGGCTGACCCTTCGTCACGGCTGTCACTATTGGGACCAGAAGCGCAGAAGGCAGCAGATCAAGGCAAAGGCATGCTTGATCAACTGGGCGCAAGCGCGAACTCGGCATTGAATGAGGTCAGCAAGTCGATGGGCAACTTCAAGACTATGATGATGGACGTCTTCGGCGGCATCGCAAATGGTCTGCAGAATATGCTCCAAGGTTTCATCATGACCGGCAAGCTGAGCGGCGCGGCATTCAAGCAGATGGCAGCGCAGATTATCAGCGCACTGGTAGCACAAGCAGCCGTGAAGGCTTTGTTCAACGTCGCGGAAGGATTCGCCGCGCTTGCCCTGGGTATGCCAACCACGGCGGCCAAGCACTTTACCGCGGCAAAATTCTATGGCGTCGTGGCAGGTGTTGCGGCAGCGGCCTCGGTGGGACTCGCGGCGATCGGTGGCGGCGGTGGCGGCCAGAATGGCACGATGTTCCTCGGCCAGGATCGTCAAACAGGGTCGGCCGTGGTCGAGCAGGGAGGCCGGCGCAGCAGTGAGCCGCAGGTGATTATCATCCGGGCCGAGACTGAGCCTGGGGTGATGGTCAGCAAATTTGTGCAGGATTATCGATCCAATGGTGAGGCACGCTCCGTGCTTCGTAGAGATCTTCTGGGAGAATTTTGATATGGCATCAGAGATGTACGGACTCGCAAAACAGAGCTTGCTCAGCCAGTCGCCATCAATCGACTTTGACACGGACACGATCAAGGTGGCGTTGGTGGGTGCTGGATACAGCCGCAACACGGCGACTAATGGTGATCAGTATTACACGGCCTTGGGAACCAATGTGGTTGGCACTCCGCAGACGTTGGGGAGCAAGACTGTTACTGGCGGCACGTTTGACGCGGCAGACGTCACGTTTACCGCTGTGACTGGAGCGCAGGTGACACAGCTTGTGCTGTACAAAGACACTGGAACGGCCAGCAACTCGCCATTGATCGCGGTGATTGACTCAGCGTCGACTGGGTTGCCCATCACGCCAAACGGTGGAGACATTACAGTCAGCTTCGACAACGGCACCAACAGAATTTTCCGGCTGGTCTAATGACGCAACCAACGCGACACTGGCAAGCCTTCGACCCAGCTTGGTTTGAGAAGCATCAAGCCAAGCTGTTGTGGGTTTGCAATGCGCCGATTATCGGGCGACTTGCTCGGCGTGTGTTCAAGTTCAAGCATCCCCTACCCCTTGAATTGATCACGCCAGACGCCGCGCATTTTCGCCAGGATGGCCGCCAGTCAATCGCAACCTTCTTCACCTACCCACGGCATAGCCAACAGCTTTACAGCGCACTAAAGCCGCTCTGGTGGCTGATGCATTGGTGGGATGAATTGGTTGCCGATCGATGGATGCCGGAGCTATCGTTTGGTTTTGACCAGCTCACGGTCTACACCGGTGATTCAAATCTGTCTGTTCAGAATTTTGATGGCTCGATCCGGTCAGACGCAAATCTTTACAGTGACGCCCGAAATGGATCAGGTGATCTGCTATACGCTACGCTCGACTCACAGCTGATCGTTGAAAATAGCAGATACGCTACCGCACCTTTTTTTACCGTGCATCGCTTGTTTTGCAAGTTCAACTTGACCACGATGCCGGTCAACAACGTGGTGACAGTGGCGACGCTGAAGATTGCGCCTATTGCTCACTTTCAGGTGGACGGGTTCAACTTTGAGGTCTATACAGCCTCAATGTCGAATAGTAGCACTGATCTGCAGTTTGCCGACTGGACAAGCACAACGTCGCAAAATACCTCCGAGCGGCTCATCAACGTACAGTTCACGTCTATTCGTCCTATCACGCCACTTGATTATCGCACCTTGACCTTTGGCGCAACGGGGCGAGCGTATATCCAGAGCCGAGCAACGCAATATTTACCCCTGGTCGGTCGTCACAGTCGCGATGCATCAGGCACGTCTCCCACGACAGGCAGTTACGCGACGTTTGCGTCAGCGGAAAACACAAACGACCTGCCACTTTTGCTCGAGGTGACATATGCTCGAGCGATTCTTCCCAACGGCCTGGCAGTCACGGCGACCTTTGGCCAGCCTACGCTTGTGGGTACCAATCCAATCGTGAAACTGACCGGCCTGCCGGTGACCATTGAGTTTGGTCAGCCTGCTTTGCGTGGATCTGCTCAGACCGTCAATCTGAATGGCTTTGCTGTCACGATCACATTTGGACAGCCGCGCATCCCGATTGTGCAGCTCAATGGTTTACCAGTCAGCGTTGTTTTCGGCACTCCCCGCTTGCCGGTCATTCAGCCGACAGGTCTGCCGGTCAACGTGACGTTTGGTGAACCCGTGGTGGGCCGTGGCCGAGTGATGCAGCTCAACGGACTTGGCGTCAATGTCACGTTTGGCCAGCCTTCTATCACAGCGGTTACTCGCACGATTGAGCCGCAGGGTATCCCGGTAACGGTGCAGTTTGGCTATCCCGGACTCTCCATCCCGTACCCTGACGGCACGCTATTCTCAGGGCCATATATCGCCCGTTTGATGAATCAGCCAATTGATTACGGGGTCACGCAATATGAGTTTGAAGATGGCGGCCTAGCGGTCAACGTGCAACCCTGCGGGGCGCGTCGCTGGGTGCTTGAGTATGAAGGATTGAGTGCTGCTGAGATCACGCAACTGCGCAATCACTACAACGCGATGCGGGGCCGATCGAGCACGTTCAACTTTTACCATCGCCGCGATCAGGTCACATATACCGGAGTACGGTATGTTTCCATGACCTTACCGGCACGAGAGAAGGCGTGGAGCAATGGGGCGTCGATCATATTGGAGGCGTTGGCATAATGGCAATCAATAATCCTACCTGGATCAATTACCAGAATACGATGATTAGCGGCTCCACTGTTATGAACGCTAACACGGGCGTTGATGCTTGCGCTCCTAACGCGATGTCAATGGGGACGGCTGTCGCCACCACGTTTAACGGGTTTGCAACGTTAGCGGACGAAGACTGGGAGATCACATTTGAGCTGGGCGGGCGTATGCCAAACGGTCGAGCGTATCTTGGTCTATGCTCTGCTGATGTTGCGTTTATTGATTCTGTGCTGAATTTTGTTAACTGGTCGCATTGTATCTATATCACCACAGAAACCTGGTCAACAGGAACGCCACCGCATCCCGCAAACTCAGTCTACATTTACGAAGGGTCATCGACGCCAAAATACTGGGTTGACGGGATCTGGCTGTCCAATGGGCAGATGATCGCCATCCGTAACCTGGGCGGCGTATTGTGTTATCACATTGGCGATCGCGTGATTTACCGGTCACTGACACCACCTGTCTATCCAATCGAGGCGTGTGTTGCCCTGGCTTGTTATGACATGGAAGTGATGGGCCAAATTATTACTGGGCCAAGTGTGGGCGTTGGGACTGGTGAGATCGCGCCGGGGCCATCGTTTGGATCTGGATGCTCTGCGCCGTGGATCTTTCCCTCACCGTCAGCTTTGCCTCAACCACCATTGGCCAACGCTCCCATCCCGGTACGCTTTCAAGAAACGGTCACGGATTGGCGCGAGTATTCACAGCGATTCGCCAACCAGGTCAGCGTCAGCAACACGCGATTGACCGCACCTGTCAGAATGTTTGAGGTCGAATGGGATGGATTATCGGCCGAACAGGCAGCTATGCTTGATCAGCATTATGATTCAACCAGTGGCGGCATCAAGTTTTCAATGACGGTACCGCATACCGATGAAGTCATGTTGAATTGTCGATATGCCTCCTATACTCGCGGGCCGCACACTCGTTACTGGTCGCAGTCCAGGCAAGCAACGATTATTCAACAGGCCGTGTGATAGAGTGACATTATGCAGACAGTTTCACCGACACTATATCAGATCCTTCGCGCATCAGATCGAGACTTGGCTCCGGTCGATCTCTTCGAGTTTTACCCGCCTTCAGTTACCGATTTGATTCCCGCCAATGCCGAGCGTCGCTTTGCGTCAACTGGATTGGTCTGGTACGGCTGGGAGTATGAGCAGCAGGCGATCAGTCGAAGCGACATCAGCCGGTACATGGCCGAAAAGTTCAACTCGGTCACTATTACTTTAAGCAACGTCGACAGGACTGTCAGCGATTGGCTGAACACGATCACGCTTGAAGGCTATCGCGTATTGGTGCGCACCGTCAGCCGCAGATATTCGACTGACTCGGTGGTGCTGTTTGTGGGACGATGTGAGAAGCCGGGTGACGTTGACAACGCGGCTATCACAATCACGGCAAAGCAGGATCTGGGCACGATCGAGAATGAGATCCCATTCAGCAAGTTTGACCTGAAATGCTCGTTGAAGTTCAAAGGCGCGGAGTGCCTGGCCGGACAGACGCTTGCACAAAAGGGCCAGACATACAACCAGGCCAGCGCGTGTAACAAAAGCTTTTCGCAGTGCGTTGAGTACGGCAACGAGAAAGCGTTTCAGGGTTTCCGTTATCGCGCCATCATCGGATCATATAGGGTCAACACGCGCACCAAAGGCCTTGGCGCGTTGTTTGGTTCCAAGAAGGCAACCAAGCAGTGGACGTCTACAGACAATATTCCGATCGGGCAAAGCATTCCACTTGGCTTGGGACGTACCCAACTAGACTTGATTCCCGTGTTGTACGCTGACACTGGTAAATATCTTTACGGGCATTTCCTGGCCGGTGAAGGGCCGATCACGCAATTTGCCGACGTCCGCAATACCACGGCAGGCTGGGCCACGACATTTCAAGTTAAATACGAGCATCTAGGCGACTATGGTTACACGGCAGGCCAGCCAACCACAAGCAACTTGCTGGGGCCAGAGTACTATTCACGGCGGGCTTATGTTGAGGCCACCATCGAAGGCAATAATCCCGACGCAGGCGATCCCGCGCCCACGCTGGCGGGTTTGGTGCTGTGGAATAAAATCCCGACGATAGGCGCAGCTGGGTTTGATGCGGTCGACTGGTCAGAC